CGGACTTGCAACACACTTGTTTTACGACAAAGAAACCGGACGCTTATCAGAAGTAGATATAGATACTATGATTGATGAGTTTGGAGATGAAATATGACAGCTTATGTCTTTGACATTGAAGCAGATGGATTGCAGCCAACAAAGATTTTTTGTTTAGTTGCAATGGATACAGAAACCGGAAAGGCCTATGAGTACGGTCCCGAATGTATAGATAAAGGGATTAAACTATTACAAAGCGCAGACAAACTAATCGGACATAATATCTTAGGGTACGATATACCCGTGATAAAGAATCTTATGGGCGTTGATCTTGACGACGGCAGCATAAAGATTGTAGATACTCTTGTACTTTCTCGACTGTTTAATCCAACACGAGAAGGAGGTCACGGTCTTGAGGGCTGGGGCTACAGGCTACGCCATCGAAAGATTGAGTATGATAACTTTGAGTATTACACACCTGAAATGTTAAAGTATTGTGCGCAGGACGTATCTCTTAATTATAAAGTTTATCGGCACCTTTCTCGTACAGAGTCTGTCGGGTTTAGTCCACAAGCAATAAAACTAGAACACGATGTGTACCGTATTCTTAACGCACAACGTGATAGAGGATTTAAGCTAGATCAACAACATGCGATGAGTCTTTTGGCAGAGCTAAATCAAAAGATTGATAAGGCCGAAAAGCGTGTGCATAAAACATTCAAGCCACGCGAAACATTTATTACTTTGGTTCCAACAATGACAAAGGCTGGTAAGGTTTCTAAGATGGCCCAAGTCAAAGGTGAAACCAAGAAGGTCAGACTGTCTGATGAAGAGTACCAAAAAGCATGTGAGAATCCGAATGATAATCTTGTTCGTCGTGATTCTGAACCTTTTAACCTTGGCTCTCGCAAACAGATTGGAGAATATCTCGTGGAGTTTGGTTGGAAGCCTGCAAAATTTACGCCCACGGGACAGCCAATTGTTGATGAAAAAGTATTATCGCAGATAAAACATATACCTGAAGCTGCTGTCATCGCTGAGTATTTAATGTTGCAAAAGCGCATTGCTCAGATAAACTCTTGGTTTAAAGAGATGGAAGACGATGGACGTATTCATGGTTATGTAAATACTAATGGCGCAGTTACAGGCCGAATGACACACAGCGGACCCAACATGGCACAGGTTCCAAGCGCAAGCAGTCCTTACGGCAAAGAGTGTCGAGAATGTTGGACAGTTGAAGATAATTATAAATTAGTAGGCATTGATGCCAGCGGCTTAGAGCTACGAATGTTAGCACACTACATGAACGACGAGGGATTTACTTATGAACTTCTCAACGGAGACATACACACAGCAAATCAAATTGCTGCGGGACTTGAATCAAGACCTCAGGCAAAAACTTTCATCTATGCACTCTTATACGGAGCAGGAGACGCTAAACTTGGTTCAGTGGTTGGAGGAGACGCAAAAGATGGTGGAAGACTTAGACAATCTTTCTTCGATAATCTCCCTGCATTTAAACATCTTAAAGACAGAGTTGCGGGAGCAGCTAAAAGGGGATACCTCAAAGGACTGGACAAACGTAAGTTATTTGTTCGGTCAGAACATGCAGCGCTAAACACCTTATTACAGGGCGCTGGTGCTATTGTTATGAAACAAGCAGTGGTCAACCTACAAGAAACTATGAAAGACTTAGACGCACACTTTGTTGCTAACGTCCACGATGAGTGGCAGATTGAAGCACACAAAGACGTAGCGGATAAGGTAGGTGAGCTAGGCGTTGCCGCAATCGAACAAGCCGGTAGAGACTTTAACTTAAAATGTGAGCTAACAGGAGAGTACAATGTTGGAAACAACTGGGCAGAGACACACTGAGGAAGAAGCTAAAAACTACAAGACAAATATTTTTGAGGAAAACGGAGAAAAGTTTTATCTTGGTTGCGACGGCGGTAGGCGACGATTAGGACCATACATTAAGAAAAACAAAAAACGTATGTATGTAGACGGAAAATATATTCCTGCTTCACACCCCCTACACAAGCCCGGACGATATAAAGGATTTGAAGAAGCTGCATTTAGTTCCTTACAAAACTACAAGTCTTCCAAGCAAGGTGAAGTATATATCATTACTAACCCTGCGTTTGAAGGATGGGTAAAAGTTGGGATGGCTGTAGATGCAATGGACAGACTAAAAGGTTATCAAACCTCTAGCCCTTTCCGTGATTATGAGTTACAATTCTTTTGTAGAGTAAATGATCGTCGAGCATCAGAGTCTCAAGCTCATCAACTACTTGCTGCTAAGTTTAATCAACAAGGCGAATGGTTTCAGTGTTCTATTGAAGAGGCCCGTCAAATCCTTAACCAAGTCAAATTGGAATCAGAATGAAAAATTTAGATACACTTATTCAAGATATTTATTCTAATCTAGAAGGTCTTTCATCTGGAGAGGCATTAAATATCTCTGAAGAAGAACTAGACCTAACCCTTTCACGTATGAAAGAAAGCATACTTGCTTGGTCTAAACCACGAGAAGTTGATAACAGCTTTAGGCTTCGAATGTCTAACATCGGAAGACCTTTACGGCAGCTATGGTATGAAAGCAAAAACGCCTCAAGCCCTCACGCCGTTAGCGGCTCAACACAAATTAAATTTCTTTATGGGCATGTCCTAGAAGAAATAGTTTTGATGTTAGTCCGAATGGCAGGCCATGAAGTTACTTCAGAACAGAAAGAAGTAAACGTAGACGGCATACTAGGACACATGGACTGCAAGATAGACGGTCAAGTCGTAGACGTTAAGACAGCCTCAAGGTTTTCTTTTAATAAATTTAAAGATGGCTCACTAGTCAACAACGATCCTTTTGGATATCTTGCACAGCTGTCTGGATACGAGACTGCTGAAGAAACAAAAAACGGCGGCTTTCTTGTTATCAACAAAGAGAGCGGTGAGTTGTGTTTGTTTCGGCCCGACGACCTAGAGAAGCCAAACGTAAAAGAAAAAATCAAAAAGGTCAAGGCAGCAATTGCCGTTGACACGCCTCCTGACAGGTGTTATGCTCCTATACCTGAAGGTAAAAAAGGAAACATGAAGCTACCTTCTGGTTGTGCATACTGTCCTTATAAGTTTGAATGCTACTCAGACGCGAACGAAGGCGAAGGACTTAGAGCATTTAGATATTCTAACGGCCCCGTATATTTTACTGAAGTTGCGGTAGAGCCAAGAGTTGAAGAGATTCTTTTATGAACAGAAAGAAAATAAAGCAAATCAACAAACAAGTTGGACCTATTCTTGTTGATTGGTTAAAGACATTAGTCTCTGAAGAAGAAGCCAAGAAGATCACTTTAGATAATTACAAAGAACTTCTCCCTGATCAGACGCATGTTTTTGCCAACAACAAGTTTTTTCTTAGCACCTTTTCTCCACGCTGGGTGCGCAAAAAACTAAAGGGTTTGGTGGCTCGACAGCCTGAAAGACCTATTAATACATACACTCTAGAAGATATTAAAGCTGAGATGCAGACATGGAAGATGATCAACAGGGAGTTCTAATCCCGCTTGAAATAATTATCCTTGGTTTTGCTGCACACTTTACAAGCGGTAATGACGTTAATACCGTAGAAGATGAAGCGCTATATGACCTTCATGCTGCTCTAGAGTTAGAAATAGAACGCAGAGGAGCAATAGTACATTGAGTAAAGCGCCAAACATTCGAAAAGGATACCGTAAAAAGAGAGTTGTTAGACCCAGAGAAAAGGACGTAGCGGTTGGCTACGACTCGCATTGGGAATATAAACTACATTCTGGCCCACTGTCTGAGTGGGACATCCACACAAAAAAGGTTGACTACGTTGTAGAACACACCTATCATGCAGACTTTGTTAAAAAGATAGACGGTAAGACAATACTTCTTGAAGCCAAAGGACGCTTCTGGGATGCGCCTGAATATACCAAATACGTTTGGATAAACAAGTCGCTGCCCGAAAACTACGAGCTAGTCTTTTTGTTTTCTGACCCTAATGCGCCAATGCCTCAGGCAAAGAGACGCACAGACGGAACTAAAAGGTCTCACGCAGAGTGGGCAAGCTCAAAAGGATTCAGATGGTTCAGTGAAGAGTCGCTACCAGATGGATGGATCAATAAGGACTATAAAGAAGAAGGACTATGATCGACAGGAAACAAGAACGCTCTAATAAATTTCTTCGCAAGAAAAAGTTTAAGCAAAAAGGAGCAACACCCCAAAAACGAAAGAAACGAAACATTAACTTTAAGGAAGAGTAATGGACTTATATCAACAGTACATCCATAAGTCACGGTACGCTCGTTACCTACCAGAGGAACAGCGGCGTGAAACTTGGGAAGAAACAATAGACAGATACCTAAACTTTTGGGTTGAAAAAAATAAGCTAACACTAGAAGAAGCTAATGGTATGTTCAAAGACATCCACGATCTAGATGTAATGCCCAGCATGAGAGCGCTAATGACTGCAGGAGAGGCTCTTGACCGTGATAATGTAGCAGGATTCAACTGTAGCTATCTGCCCATTGATCACCCTAAAGCGTTTGACGAGATGATGTACGTCCTAATGTGCGGTACAGGCGTAGGTTTTTCTGTTGAACGACAGTATGTATCTAAACTACCTGAAGTTGCGGAGGAATTTCATGACACCGATACCGTTATACACGTCGCTGATAGCAAAATTGGATGGGCTAAAGCCTACAGAGAACTTATTAGCTTGCTCTATTCGGGTCAGCTTCCAAAGTGGGACGTATCTGGAGTACGACCTGCAGGGGCAGCCCTTAAAACTTTTGGAGGTAGAGCGTCTGGTGCGGAGCCTCTTGTTGACCTCTTTAAATTTACCACAGAGGTCTTTAGGGAGGCTGCTGGACGTAAGCTTTCCTCCATCGAGTGTCACGATATCTGCTGTAAGATTGCACAAATCGTTGTCGTCGGCGGAGTTAGGCGAAGTGCTCTCATCAGTCTCTCTAATCTCACTGACGATAGACTCCGACGATGCAAGTCAGGCCAATGGTGGCAAGACAATCCCCAGCGAGGATTAGCCAACAACAGCGCATGTTATACAGAGAAGCCAGACTTTGAGGCATTTTTAAATGAGTGGAAAAG